AAAGAAGTCTAATATGTAGTGACCATTGCCTGTAAGACTGTTACCAGTATAAATCTCTGCCCACTCAGCCGCATCGAATGCACCTGTAGCATCTTTACCTGCATACCAAGGATGTGTCAGAGGTGGGTGTTTACTAGAGTTAGCACTTTGATATGCACTCAATGCAGAGTCACCGTTAGGTGCTACCCATCCTGCGTTCTGTGTATCATACTTACGTGCATCAGAAGGGCTTGCAGCGGCTGTGTCGTATGTTGTAGTATCGCCTTGCCAATCAAAGTCACGTACACGGAAATCAATCTGAGTAACTGTAAGTGTTTCTGCTACGTTATCACGTTCAATGTAGATTGGATTAATAGCTTCTGATACTACAATCAACGCACCTTTAAGAGAAGTAAAAGTACACTTAGCGTTAGATGCTCCAACACTACCTGCTACTTCATAACTAAGTAGATTTACTGTAGCTGTTTCAATGTTAGCTGAGAAAGGAATGCCAGACTTATTATAAAAGTGTAGAGTAGAACCATTCTGAAATACTAGAAACTCTAGACCTGACTGCCCACCTACGTTGTACCACGCACCTGTTGTAGTGATAGCATCATCTGCTACAGTAAAACTAGATAGTTCGAAGTTAGTTTCTTTAGCTGCACCTTTACGTCTACGGCGAGAACCGTCACGACGAAGGTCACAGTTTAGTTCATCTACTGATGCGTCTGGTGGGAAAGTAAGTTCACCTGCCTCAGTAATCAAACCTTTAACAAATGTGTTAACTACCCTTTGCGTTAGACTCTGTGGCATTTCGTTTCTTACGCTCCTCGTAGTCCTTACCGAAAGCCTCTCTGCGAACAGCCTTAGAAGGAGTAATATTATTTAGGTATACTTGTATAGCTTTCTTAGCGTTATCTAGAGATGTGTACTTTCCACTTAAATCGCCTGGAACCTTGCCTTTTTCTACATGGACCTCGAAGAATATAAAGCCATCTGGTGATTTTCTTACGTGGATCGGAGTGCTTAGTTTTTCTGGACATGTGGCTTTCAGAGTTTTCTTATCATAATTAATGTCGAACTCAACGTCTACCATAGTACGGCCTTTTGTTTTCTTTCTTCACTCGATACATATCACTCTGCATATATGATTTCTGCCTACGTGCAGCCTGTTCGATCTTCTGATCTACACCACTCTTGAATAATGAGAAGCATGTAGACTTAGATTCAGCAATCAAGTATGGGAACAGTACTTCATCTAAGTCTGGGGTGAAGTTGTCACTGATTGTAAATGTAGGAATCTTATGACCTAGTGCCTGTGTCTTGTTCTCTGCTAGAATCTGATCTGTGTCACTCTTGTAGGAGTCCATTACGATATGCAGGTCATCAAATGATGTGTAGTAGGTAGGCATCTGATCATTACGAATAAGCAATGGTGTGTTACCGTTTACATCGTAGACTGTATCAACATTTGTACCGTCTTGGTGCAAGGTCAAGAACAACAAAGGTTCTATGTATTGTATCTCTTTAAACTCTGTATCGCTTGTAGTACTTACGTTATAACGAATGAAGTCTATGCGTTTTACAGAGTCGGGTACTTGAAAGTGTGTCGGACGTGATGAGTTAGACAGACTTACAAGTTTAATTAATTCTTGGTGTTCAGGTATCATACGAGTAGATACCATGTTGTAGTAAACATCACGTACTACAGAGGCAATCTGTTCAGCTTCTATAGAGTCACTAATGCTATTGACATCCTCAGAATCCATGTCTGATAGAATGTTCTGTACTATCTGTAGTAATGTTCTTTTCATTATGAACCATCCACTGAAACTACAAACCACAAGTCAGTATGTGATGAAGCACCACCATTGCAGTTTACTCTAATATAGTCACTTGCTGTAGTTGTGTTGTTAGAAGCAGGTGTTAGAACATCAACATCTCCTGCAGCAGAACCTGATTGAGCAACAGTTATTGTACCCATAGAGCTTCCTGCAGAGTTATAAAAAGTAAATATTACATCACTGCCTGTTATAGCACCTGATAATGTAGTTTGTATCTTAGATATTGTACCTGCGTAGGGCATTGGTAAATAAATATCTGATGATGTAGAAATATCTTCAAAGTGTGCAGTGATCATAGATCGACGTGAAGTCCACGCACCCGATCCTGAACCATTTGCAACATACACATCTCCTGAACTAGCAGTAGATGCCCCCTTCGGCTCATGGAGATAAGGGTCTGTAAGTGCTGAGTGGTTTACGTTTGCCATTTAATTGTTTCTCCTAGAGCAAGTAAGGTAGCCCCCGAAGGGACTACCAATTAGATATTAAGCAATCTTTTTGTATTCGATTACTACTTTACCTGCACCTGCAGTAAATGCCGCTGTGCCATAAATAGCAGCAACGTATGCATCTACAGTCAAGTAACCTGTGGCTGCTGTTTGAGCACCGTCACAACGTACAACGTCATTGTCTGCATCAATAGCTGTTTTAGCGATTGTTTGATCAATACCGTCTGCGTCGATGGCATCGCCATTTGCTGCATAAGTACCGATTGACAATGTAGCACTACCACCTGATGTAGCTGCTGAAGTCATTACCAAGGTTGCGCCCAAGATAATAGAACCTGCAGGAATAACTGCATCATTAGGATCAATAGTTACTGTTGTACCTAATGCTGTGAAGTCATCAATATCAAGAACAAAAGACTGAATACCTTCATCAGTACCTGTGTCTTGGACTGCACCTTGATCAGCATTAGTTAAGACTCGAAGTCCATCTGCGTTTGTGTAAGACATAAATTTATCTCCCTATCTCTAATTATACGTTAGTTTTCGAGATAACACGAACCATGTTCTCTGGACGGTACAACTTAACACCGTAACGAGCAGTTGTAACAAACTCATCACGTTGGTAATCTTTGTTGTACTCATAATCCACCTCTGGCATCTGACGCCATGCACCCACGAATGGGTTAGCAGAAGCATCTGCAGAGAAGAACAAGTTAGCTTTACCGTTATCTGTTGAGAAGTCAACATCAGCATCTGCAGAAGTGTCTAGTGCAGAGTCTGTAACGTCAGCTAGATAGTTAGATGTATATACGTCGAAACCATATACGTTAGCAACAAACTGCATACCTGTTGCGATACCGTCACGAACGATACCTTCCCAACGTGGGTTGTTTGCAACTGATACAAGGTCAGACAATGTATTCAGTGTGTACTCAACTGATGGGTCAACAATCGCAACCAAGTTACGATCAGGTACATTTGCCTTTTTAAGAGCGTGACGAGCACGAGCAAAGTCATCAACAGTGATAACTGCGCCTGTACCACCCGCTGCCCAACGGTGTTCAACACCATCGATAGCTTCGTTTGAGTTAGCTGTTACGCCTGACTCTGGTGTAGCAAATGTTGTTGCTTCGAAGTGAGCCATGATAGCACGTTCTTGTTCTGGTACGAAACGAGAAACTAGCTCGTTCATGTAGAACATATCTTGCTTGGCTTTCTTAGTGATATAAGTAGCTGATGATAGATACTTATCAACAGTGAATGTGAACTCACCTGTATCTAGTGGACGGTATTGAACCGCTGTATCTTCAGCATAGTTATCCACTTGTGCTTGACCGATAGATGGGATGTGGAATGTGTCGCCATCAGGGAAACCTTCAAGCATACGCACATAACGCTGTGCCATCATCTCGTCACGTAGAATCTCTTTTAGCTCACCAGACCATACGTCACTGCGAGTTAAGAGAGATACGTTAGAAGTAGTCATAGACATACTCTATCTCCTTATTTAAAGTTGTTGATTAAAGTCCGAACTTACTACCAAGGCGTTGACGATCTTCCATCATTTGTTGTTGTACCTTTGGTGTATAGTATAAGTTACGGTTCTCACGGCGAAGCTTCTGATAATAATTAAAATCACGCTCACCGCCAGTTGTTGTCCCTACAGACTCTGTGCGAACTGACCCTTGAGTTATAGGCTTAAAGGTCTGTTGCTTCTCTCCTAGCAAAGCAAAGAAAGCAGAGGGAGATTCAGATGCAAGTTCTTGCATACGGTCCATACTAATTCCAAGTTCTTGCGACTTGTTAACGAGTACGTTACGTGCTTCTGTTCCGTAGATTTCTTCAAGTGTTACATCCACCTGACGAATGTTCTCCTGAACAGTAGCTTGCTTCTCACGTTCTGTAAGAGTTTTTTCAACAAGGCTTTTTAAATCATCTTCACTCACTGCGAGGTTGGTGTTACCTTCAGTATTCGTGCCACCGTTATTATTGTTATTGGACTCTAGAGGATTTTCGTTGGTGGGTGCCGAAGCCTTTGTCTCTAGTTGTTGTAACAACTGGGCCGCATAGTCTTGCTTAGATAAATCTTCTCGCATATTTGCAAGTTGATCCTCAAGGTTCTTGATATAGGCATCAGCCTCAAGTTTACCTTTAGCAAGTACTTCGGGGTCTTTCCAGTTCTCACCACGTGTCTCTACGAGCTTCTGCAAGTAAGATTCCTGTGGTGAGGTTTCTTGCTGCGTAGTCTCGGTTTGTGTCTGAGTCTCCTTTGGTTGGGTGGCTACAGACTTGTCTTCATCAAAAACTGACATTATTCTTTATGATCCTTACGGTTGAGGTCTATTAGTCTTAGCAGATCATCTAGAGCAGCATTGTACTCATTCACTGCTATTTGTTTTTCAGCCCATCCTGGGCCGTAGTCACGAACAGATTCTTTCTTATATAGTGTCTGTTCGATAACATCTTGCAAGTCATCAAAGGCATTTCTGTAGTAGAGTACTTCTTCGATGCGCTTGGCTTTTTCCTCACCCCTTAGACCTTTCGTCCAAGCTGAGTGCATTTACTTCTTAACCTTTTTCATCATAGGTTTCTTTTTCTTCTTAGGCATAGGCTTCGGTGGAGCCTTCTTCTTGTATGGTTGTCCTTTTGCAGGCATGGTTACATTCCCATATCTTGTGCAGCCATTAGCTCTTCTTCATTGATCATCTCTGCTTCTTGAGCCATACGCTGAGTTTCTAGTTGTTCACTCACTACAACATTCTCGCCATAGAGTGTGGGTTCACCTAGTTCATATGCAATGATACGAGCTAGTTCTTTACCAGACAAGTGAGGTGCTACGGTTGGGTCTTGTGCTTTAACTGCAGACAACTGAATTAGGTTCTGTACTCTACGAGCACGTTCAGCAAAGTGTCTTGCACCTACAGGAACAATCTTACCGTTAGCTGTAATGTCTTCTCTGGTTATTTCTAGGAACTGTAGGACACCTGCATCATCATCTGATACACGTACAACATCAGCACGGTTCATGTAACGACGAGCAGTCTCAAGCATAGTATTCAACATTGGTTCTAAGAATGTACGCTCGAAGTGTGCAGCCTTGTGTTCAAAGATACGAGATGCAGAGTTCTGTAGTGTCTGTACTTCGAATGCAGTCTTCTCACCTGGGGTACGGATACCCATAGCTTGCTTCGGAGCACCTGCCATCTCTTCCATCTTGTTCTCTAAGACTTGAATCTGTAGGTCTGCGTTTAGTGCAGTAGCATCAGGGGCCATGTAACCTACATCACCTTCTTCACCCATGTATATACGAGCACCAGGTTCGAAGTCGAAGTCCTCTACGTCACCCTTGACTTTCAAGATAGGATAAGCGATCTGATCAAACACATCTGCTTTCAAGTTCTCTAGGTGATCAATGCGGTACTGCATACCTACAAGATTATCTAGTGGACCCATTGCGTATAGGTTATCAGGACGGTTACGCCACCCACTATGGAAGATCGGTGACTTACCCATCCATGATGGATTCTCTTGATTGTCTAGTACGTGAGCACGGTCTACAATAGTAATCACACGATCTGCCATTAACTGACCTGACATCTGATCGTAGATGTCTCCGTAGAATGTCATAATCTCTACGTAGTCTGATTCGTAGTATTGCTCAATGCTAGTGAAGCCATCAGCAATAAAACCTGCAGCCTTATCGAAGTGACCGTCTGTGCCTCGTACATTTTTACGAGCAGCCATCATCTTATCGAAGACACCCTGTAGATATTTATTTGTAGGGTCTGCATCAATCATACGCTTGATTTCACCAAGAGACTTAATACTCTTAATGATCTTAGGTGAGTCTGCGAATGATGATGCTGTAGGATTAAA